CGAGCAGCACGGACTGAAGAAAACCAAAGAAAAGTTTCCTGAAGTTAAAGTAAGATCAATTATTGAGCGATATCCAAGAAATAAAGCTAGGCAATCAAGATGGACAGGAAAACAAATGGTAGAGGCTGTAAAAATGGCTGGGCTAATAAGTTTAGAGGATCAAGCTAAATACTTTAACCGCCCTCGCGCCAATAGGGGAGCAATGGTTTCCTTATGGCAAAAAAGATTTGGTTCTAAGCCAGGTAGAATTCACGGACTTCCAAATTATAAAGCCAGTCTTTTTGTTACTGATGATTGTCCAAGGGTAAAAACGGGTTTGAAAAATGGAGTCAGGCTGTGCCTTTGGGTAGATTGCGTAAAGTATGCAAGAGAGGACTGCCCTGACTTTATAATGGATGCTTTTAAGTGCATGGCAGAGTTTCAAATAAAACTAATGGGGAAAAACCCAAGAAAGGAAATAGATGAAATCATTAAAGACAGAGTTCTCATCAATTGAGGCGATGCAGTGGATGAAGTTCTTATGTCCTAATTACGAGGACAGAATTAGAAGTGGAGACGACCATAAAGAAGTGCTTCTAGGGACGTTATTAAAACATGCGGTTCCATTGCAAATAGAGAAATTAAAAGGGCTTTCGTATAGGCATATCTGCAAACGAAAGAACGAGATTTCAAAACTTATTGCTGCCAAGGGCGACAACCTTCTTTATGGAAGTAAGCGAAAAGGGGAAGCTTCAGATTTGTTTGTTCAGTTTTCAGAGGGAGTCGCGATTCTCGCTTTGATTGCTAAGGGAGGTGTCACTATGTTTGGGGAACACTTCGATTACCCTTTCCCTGAGTACTGGGAGGCTGAATATCAAATCTATAAACATGAAATCAACAGCGATAAATATGAAAGAGATAGCAAAACCATTGAAGATATTTTTAACGAGAAAGAAATGCAGAAAAAAAAGAAAAGCAGAAAAAAGAAAAGCATCATAATTTGACACGCACCTGACTTGTCCTTTATCCTTAGTTATATACTCAACTGACTAAGGAGAGGACATGTCCGAATTAACGCCCATTGACGGTGCGCCCAAGAAAACCACTAAGAAACCAAGAAAAACCAAACAGCAAATCGCTGAAGAAATGTTTGCAAAAGAGCAAGAGCAAACAGAATTTAAGCGCCGCGTTCGCGGAGAAGACGAGGTCTGGCACGATCTTATTAGATTAGAAACTGCTGAACCAAGACGTAATATTTCATTTCACGAAGACGCAGAACAACACCCGATTTGGGAGCGCATTCCACACAAGCACTTTTATCACACGGTAGATTCTGACGGTAAGCCTCAAAAATATGCAACGCCAGCAAACGGTCATACGCATGAAATCAAAATCATTGGAAAAGACGAAGAAGGAAAACCAATCGTTGAGGTCGGTGATGCCGTTGTGATTATTAAGGGCAAAGAATATCCATTAAAAACATCACGCATGGACAACCATCGTCATGAGGCAAGCTATATCCACTCCGAGAAATTTAAAAAACGTGTTTACTCAGAAGACTTTCTTAAAAAGCAAGCTGAGGTTGAGCGCGATATGAACAAAGCATTGCAGCCGCCGTCTGGGGTTAAGTAATGCACTTGCCGACATTAATTAAGAGCGAGTTTGACCGACAAATAAAAGAGCGGTTTTCTTCTAAGCCGGACGTTTATCAGTTCTTTAAAAACCACGAAAGACGCCCGTTATTAGAAAAGAATCTTATTGCTGAAATATCAAAGACCGAGCTCTCTCATGCAGTAAAACTTGATGCTGAAAAGATTAAGTTTATCGTCAAAGAGTATTGCAACACGTTCTTTCATGTTGCGTTAAAAGCAGCCGAAAAAGCTGCCGTCAGTGAAGCCGAGCGTCAACGTCGATTGCATGAAGAACATGAATTTAATGAGATTCAGGAAATGATTGAGCAAAACAGTAGTGACCGCGTGGAGTATTTTGATGAAAATAAAAAGTGAATCAATTGAGCTCGTAGATATTAATACGCCAGTGCCGTATGACAAAAATATGCACATTCACACTGACGAGCAGATTGATAGGCTAATTAAATTAATTGATTACCAGGGCTTTAGAAATCCGCTTGTGCTTCAAAAGGGCACAAACAGGATTGCCGCAGGTCACGGAAGGTTAATTGCTGCAAAAAAGATGGGCATGAAAAAAGTTCCGGTTATTTATCAGGAATTTGAAAGCGAAGAACAGTTTTATGCTTATGTTGTTTCTGACAATGCGATAGGTAAGGACACATGGGCGCAACTAGACTTATCGCAAATCAATAAAGACATAATTGATCTCGGTCCTGATTTAGACTTAGATATGCTTGGGCTGAAAGATTTTGTGGTTGAGCCAATTGAAAAGTTTGAACCGCAAGCCGACGAGGATGCTGTTCCAGATATTAAAGATGATCCTGTAACTAAGCGCGGCAATATTTGGTTGCTTGGAAATCATCGGTTGATGTGCGGCGATTCGACCATGATTGATGATGTTGAAAAGTTGATGAATGGCGAAAAGGCTGACATAACATTTACAAGCCCTCCATACAACATTGGCAAGTCAGTCAGGGGCAACATGTATGAAAACAATCAAGATGATAAGAGTAGTGATGATTATACTAAATTTTTAATAGACTGGACAAACCTGGCTATAATGTTTTCAAACTATGTGTTTCATAACAACCAGTTACTTGAGGGCAATAAAAAGTCATTAATAAACTACCAGCACCACTTTGTGGATCAGATAAAAGATATTTTGATATGGAACAAACATCAGTTTCCTCCCCATATAAACAAGGGCACATTTGGAACAAAGTGGGAGTATGTTTTTTGTTTATCAGAAAATGGAAAAGGGAGAGGGTTTCCATGTCAGTGGCAAGGTAAGTTTTCAAATGTAATTGAAACCGAAAGTAATTTAGGAAATAAATTTGCAGGAATTCACAGGGCTGGGTTTCCCGTATCTTTCCCGTCATGGCTGATAAAAAAAATGGATTTTACAAAATCTGTTTATGAGCCGTTCATGGGAACAGGGACTACGATGATTAGTTGCGAAAATTTGGGTATAAAGTCATTTGGAATGGAGCTTGACCCTGTTTATTGTGACTTGATAGTTGAAAGATGGGAAAACTACACAGGTAAAAAGGCGGTGCTTGAAAATGGAGATATTTAAAGAATCAAAAAAAAGTATATGCAATCGCTGTTATAATATCAATGAAACTTGTTCTACGAATGTTTTTATGACATGCGGCACAGATAACAAGATAGAAAAGGCTTATGTTGAAAGTTGTATGCAATTTAACAAGCCAATTGATTCATGTTCATACAAAAAGTATACGATAAAAACATCACACAAAGCAGACACAAGAGTTGAAATGATGGGCGGTGGTCATGAGTAGACCTCGCAAAGAAATAACAGAAGAGCAACTTGGGGCTTTATGTCGCTTGGTCGCATCACTTCAAGACTGTGCTGATTTTTTTGGATGCTCTCACGACACTATTCAAAGGCGAATTAGACAATGGGGATATGAGTCTTTTGCGTCCTTTAAACAACAAAACATGGTCCATACACGCTTTCAGTTAAAGCGGGACGCACTAGAAAGGGCAAAGCACAGCGACACAATGCTTATTTTTTGCCTTAAAAACTTATGTGGATGGTCGGATAAAAAAGATCACACTGTTGAGATTAATGAATTTAACTTTGTAGGCGACGACGATTAAATGTGGCTTCGATCAATTGGAAATATAACCAATTACCAGCACAAAAATTATTTCACGACGATGATGAAACGGACATACTAGCATTTCTAGGCGGCTTAGGTTCTGGCAAGTCTTATGGGTTAATGATGAAGCTTTTAAAGCTCTCATGGCTTAACAGGGGCTACGCAGGCGGGTTATTATCGCCATCTGTTGAAGATTTTAAAAAAGATATGTTGCCGTTGTTTCAAGAATGTTTCGACAATCACAATCTTTCAAAATACGCGTATTATCACAAGCAAGACAAGTGTTTTAAATTCGCATGGACGAACGCGCCGTTATATGTGTTTAGTGCTGAAAAACCAATTGCAGGACCGAACCTTGCTTATTGCGGAATAAACGAGCCGTCATTGATGAAAGAAGTACGCGTAAATGAAATGCTTCGTCGTGTTCGTGTTAAAAATGCACTTGTCAGACAACGATGCATGGCAGGAACGCCAGAAGACACTTACGGTTGGTTACAAGATTTTGTGGAAAAGCACCAACATAGCGGAAAACTTAAAATTATACACGCCTCAACAAAAGAGAACACTAACCTTGATCCCGAGTATTATAATCACTTAAAAGAAACACTTGACCCGACTCAGCTGAGAGTGTTTGGTGACGGTGAACTCGTTTTTCTTGGTTCAAATTTATTTTATTATTCATTTACCAGGGAAAAGAATTTAACTGATATTGTACTAAACAAAAATGCACCGTTATTTGTGAACGTGGACTTTAACGTGGGAATGATGGTTGCAACGGCTTCACAGTTATATGAAAACGCTGAATTTAAAAAGGTTAGTGTGTTTTGTGACGAGATTAAATTGACCGACAAAGCGGCTGACACTTATGCCATGGTCAATGCGATAAAAGAAAAGTATGAGGACTGGAAAGGTCGAATCATGATAACGTGCGATTTTTCAGGTAAGGCGCGAAAAACAACAGGTCCAAGTGATGTGACTGTGTTGCGTCAAGCGTTCGGAGATGATTGCGTCAGGTATAGAGCTACTGGTAATATAAGAATGAGAAAACGTCAGTTATTAATAAACGGACTGCTTCATCACGCACAAATCTTGATTAACAAAGAGAAATGTCCGACACTATACAAGGATATAATGAAGGTGCAACAAAAAGAGGA